TCAATATTTTTCTTCAGTTTGATGTCTGATGTTGAGTTTACATTACCAGTAACATTAACACCACTCGATGTGGTTTCCACTTTTGTTGAACCATTATGATACAATCTTACATAAGAATTTCTTATACAATATATGTGCCACTCATTATCTACATCGTTATAAATACCTGATGCAGTGGACCCATCGTGCATAAAAACTACACGACCTTCTAAGGATAATCCTCCCCAACCACCCTTTCTTCCATCCATTCTAAATCCACCATAGTTTCCAAGATCACCTGGATAGAAGTGAGTGCCAGCCCCAGAACTTGGTGAATAGAATCCATGAGTACCGGTACTTTGCAACCATGTGGTTAATTGGAAATACGAATTTCCATTTAATCCAATATAGTTTGATCCATGATAACCATCAAGAAGATCAGCATCTAATCCAGAACCACTACCGTCGTTTCCTGCGTGGTAGACAATGTGGTTACTGGAAGTAACACGCATCGCAGTTGCGTGCCAAACTTGGTCATAGCCAATTGCACCACGAGGTACCCCATTATTACACCAAACCATTTGGTGACCACCACCCATCGTGCCACCAGTTGAGTTGTTGGTGTGCTTATAAGCTATGCCATACAAGTTACCAAAATTAGTTCCAGAATCATGGTTTCTATAGGCAGTTCCCATACTCCAAATATGGTCGGTCTTGGTGGAGTCGTAAGTACCGAAAACACCTTTACCTCTTGCATTTGAGATAAGATAACTACTGAATGTAATATTACCACTGAAGGTATCAGTAGCATCAGACCTTAAGAATTGAGTACTATCTAAACTATCAAGAGTACTTGCGTTTGTTGTAGTTAAACCACCAGCACCTTGAACACCTTGAGGACCCGTTGGACCTGTAGAACCTGTTGGACCCGTTGGACCTGTAGAACCTGTGGAACCTGTGGAACCTTGTCTTCCTTGATTGCCTTGAGGACCTGTGGAACCGGTGGAACCTGTAGAACCTTGAACACCTTGAGGACCTGTCGGACCTGTCGGACCTGTGGAACCTTGAACACCTTGAGGGCCCGTTGGACCTGTTGGACCTGTAGAACCTGTCGATCCTTGAACCCCTTGAGGACCTGTTGGACCTGTTGGACCTGTGGAACCTTGTCTTCCTTGATTACCTTGAGGACCTGTAGGACCTGTAGAACCTTGAACCCCTTGAGGGCCCGTTGGACCTACAGCACCTTGAACTCCTTGATCACCTTGAGGGCCCGTTGGACCTGTTGGACCTGTAGAACCTTGAGCACCTACTGAACCTTGTCTTCCTTGATTACCTTGAGCACCTACAGTACCTTGAACTCCTTGATTACCTTGAGCACCTACAGTACCTTGAGCACCTACAGCACCTTGAACTCCTTGATCACCTTTATCACCAGTTCTCGCAAATGTTATAATTACATCTTCACCATTACTAAAAGAAGTTGCACTACCAGAAATGTAAGAACTACTTACATTAAAATATCCGGTTTGTTCACTGACACTTGATATCGTAAATATAGCAAAATCATCAGCATTAGTTCTATTAGAAATCCTAAAGTGACCCTTTATTGTCGATGTTGAATCATCAATAGTTCTCAAGAATGGTTCTATATTAGTCCCATTATCATCCTCATCATCAATATAAAGATTTAATGCTCCAGAAAATGGATTTTCACTAAACCTTAATTTACCTGTTCCTGGATCCGAATTTGATGTTGAAGTACTGAATGTGTAATCAAAAGTTGCTCCACCAAAGTTACCATCAACACCTTGAGAACCTTGACGACCTTGACTACCTTGAGCACCTATCGAACCTTGTCTTCCTTGGTTACCTTGAACTCCTTGGTTACCTTGAGCACCTACTGTACCTTGAACTCCTTGGTTACCTTGAGGACCAGTTGGACCTGTAGCACCTTGTCTTCCTTGGTTACCTTGAGGACCCGTTGGACCTACAGCACCTTGAACTCCTTGAGGGCCCGTTGGACCTGTAGAACCTTGAACACCTTGAGGACCTGTTGGACCTGTTGGACCTACAGCACCTTGAACTCCTTGATCACCTTGAGGGCCCGTTGGACCTGTAGAACCTTGAACTCCTTGATCACCTTGAGGACCTGTAGAACCTTGAACTCCTTGATTACCTTGAGCACCTACAGTACCTTGAACTCCTTGATTACCTTGAGCACCTACAGTACCTTGAGCACCTACAGTACCTTGAACACCTACAGTACCTTGAACACCTTGGAATCCTTGAGGACCAACTTGTTGAGTGAAAGTAATATTTGCGTCTGTTCCGTTTGAGGTTGCTGTTACACCAGATCCGATAAAATTAATTGAAGTAAATGTGGTCCCAATACCAACACCTTCTTCACTTATAGTGATCCCAGTCAAAGCACCAATACTAGATGCAGTAATTCCAGTTAAATTGGAACCATCTCCAGAGAATGAACTAGCAGTTATAATACCAGTAACTTGTAAATTACCAAGGTCATCTTCAGAAACATTGGAAGAGTTAATTTTTGCAGTTTTTATTGATTTTAAATTATTATTTAAATCTCTGAACTCAATTTCACCTGTTGATGAACTTCTTTTAATCTTTGTTAGTCCAAGTTTAATTTCATCCTCAGCTGGATTGAGTGTAATCGTTCCCTGTCCAACAGAGAGTATACCAGTGACTCTCATGTCACCATTTACGATAACGTCGGTCGTACCAGTTCCTACTTCCAATACACCAATTGTGGCTGTACTGGAAACATTTAAACTTGTGGTAGTAACAACACCAGAAGCATTAATATTATTAACTTCAAAACCTGTCGAATGTAAATTCTGAGTATGAAATTGTAATCCTTGAGTATGTCCAAGTGTGAGTGCAGTACCAACGTTGACTACATTACTTGTCCCATCAAGCGTCAATGATGATGATCCGACAGTTAATATACCAGTGATTCTTGCATCACCGTTGACAATTAGTGCAGTAGTTGCTGTTCCAGTTGCTACTGTTATTCCATTTCTAGCAGTTATAATACCAACTGAATCAATGTACGTTACATTAACCTGACTTAATGTCGATACACCTGTGACAACTAATTCGTCCGCAGTAATGTTTGCTGTTACAATTCCAGTAACTACAGGTGATGCATCTACCCATTGAGAAGAATCGTTATCTGTATAATAAATATATGTTCTACCATCACCAGTGTCATACCATAAGTCACCATTACTTGGTGTAGATGGTGCTGATATAGATACCGTTGCACCACCAGCAGAAATTCCAGTTAAATTAGAACCATCCCCATACAAGTAGTTTGCTGTTACAATACCAACATTTAATACTGCATTGTTGGACGAATGTACTGATCCATCAGGAAACTCTGTTCCAATTCCAACATTACCTTGAGTAAAATATGCATCATATGCATCAGTTCCTGATCCTACTCTAAAAGCATTAACTACAATGACAGTATTTCCAACACCTATATTTTTTGTGGTATATAGGTGTCCATCGTATGTATTAAGTGCTAATTCACCTAGATTCAAATCTGAAGTAGATGGTATTTTTCCAGCTACAGCAGAACGTTTTATTCTGATAATAGGATCTGCCATTTTATTTCATTTTTGGTATGTACCATATATCTCAATATATATTGAGATTTATTAGTTATTTATTTGAAGTCTGTTTCCCCTGTTTTTGTCACTCTCTTTGGTTTTGATTTTAATTTGTCAAGTTCTTCATTCTGTTGATTGACCTTTGTGGTCAACAATTCAACTACCTCACTAAGTTGTTTAACTTTTGCATCGTTGGCAATTGATTGTGTAAGTAAGTCAAAAGATTTTTGCTGATACGAAGATATCAGATACTTTAAATCTTGTTCAGTCATAAAATAGAGGAATATAATGTTCCTCTATTTATTTCCATATATCTAATATCAGAATGTACCACCATCAATAGCGATATTTTCAAGATTTCTGACACCACCAGAACAATTGATAACTTGTGATTGTCCTGCGCAATCATTGACCCAAAGAGAACCGATTTCAAGTGCTGCATGTGCTGCAGCAGTTAAAACTCCAGTTGTTTCGGAGACATCATCACTAATAACAACTCTTGAAGAACTATCGTCCCAATATACTGCTGCCTTCTTGGCAGAAGCTGTATAGTAGTTAAAGATAATACCAATGTCTTTATTGAGATCAGAAGATGGTGCAGAACCATCAACCATTCCCAATTCAAGAAGTTGGTCCTCAATCGTAGTTTGAGAAGTGTTTACTTGGGTCGTGGACCCATTGACAATTAAGTTACCACCAACAGTCAGGTTTGACGCTGTTGCAACAGCACCAGTACTATCAGTAATTGTGATAGATGTGGCTCCATCTCTTGCCTTTAGGTTTGTTGCCTCAATGGTTGGAACATCAAGAGATGTTGTGATTTGAACAGCTGATGGAAGTCCAATAGTTAAAGTCTGACCACTACCTGAAGTCTCAACTTCATTTGCAGTACCAGCAATGGTCAATGACTGAGAGTCAAGATCAACAGAACCTGTACCCGAATCACTAGCAAAGTCTAAATCTTGTGCCGTAACTTGAGAATCAACATAATCTTTGACAGCAGCTGACGTAGGAAGAGTTGTATCATTATCGTTTGATCCAATACCTTCGCTTTCAAGTACAATTGCAGCAGCTGCAAAGTCTGCAACTTCTACATTGGAAAGTGAATTTCCAGTACCATTTGCATCAAATGTCTTATTGGTTAGAGTGTCAGTTGATGCTGCAGTGATGAATACTGATGTTGAATTATCATAGTTTGACAGATCGTTGTCAACTACAAAATCATACTGTGCATTTGTATCATCATATGAAACTGCAATAAGTGTTTGTGTACCAGTTGTAATGGCAGTACCAACAATATCCTGAACTCTCTCTGCATTAACAGTAACAGCACCAGAAGTTACAGTAAAGTCAGTTGAATCAAAAGATGCAACCCCCTTATTACTATCAGTTGCATCTTCTGCAGAAATAGTAATCGTGTTATCTGTTACCGCAGTATCAATACCTTCTCCACCAGAAACAGTTAATGTATCATCAAGAAGTGCGAGAGTGTCAGTTCCACTGTCACCTGCCATACTGAGACTTGCTGCAGCATCAATGAATGACAGAGCTCCCGAACCATTCGTGGAAAGGACTTGACCACTAGAACCATCTGTTCCTGGTAAAGTATAAGTAAGGTTTGCAGCAAGAGTGTCTGGAGACTTTAATGCTACATAATTTGAACCATTACTAGATCCTTCTACAAGATTTACTGAACTACCAGTTGTTGTGTCTTCTCTGGTCCAGTATCGATGAGAACCAAAAAACTTATTGTTGCTTGTTGTACTATCAATACCTACATATAGTTCGTAGGTATCTGTTGTAAGTGCGGGTTCACCAGCCTGTAGACCAGGAAGATTAGCAAATGCACCTCTTTTAATCTGAATTAAAGGAGAAGACATTTTATTATAATTTTTATTGTGTTACTATTTATTATTTCTAAAAACTTCCACCATCGATTGATAAAAACGTCATATTATTGGGATCTATCTCTTGTTCTAGAGTATCTATAAAATCATTTGGTGTATTACCATCTTCTGACGAAATACTGGTAATTGAATCTATTGAAACCAGATCAAAAGAATCGATAGAACTATTATATCGCATTATGTGGTTATTCTCAGTAGCTTTTAATGAAGGAAAGTCGGTATTAGATGTATCTCTTAATCTTGTAGGCATTAGAAAGTTCCTCCATCAAAAATGCCAACTGAAATTTCACCCAAATCTAATTCTTGTTCTAACTGTGTAACGAAATCATCAGGTAATTCATTATCTTCTACAGCTACTGAAAGAAGTTCATCTGCTGTCACTAATACGAATTTGTTTGATCCACTATCATAAGTAACAAGAAGATTATCCTTTGTTTCATCTAATTGTCCAAATGCAGTGTCACCCATATCTTTTATTGATGATGGTTGTCTTGCGGAGTCAACAATTGATTTTTTCACCTCTTTTTTTCTTGCTACATTAGAAATAGATTGTGCCTTTCTGACAAGTGTCATAAGTTTTAACCTGTAGTAATACCGGCAGTTACAAATGCCATTCCTTCTACCAGTCTAGATACGTCACCCGTTCCAGACTCTAACCTAACATCATAATTATAACGTCCTGGTTTCAATCCAGAAGTTGTTGATGCAGGTAAACTGATTGTAACTTCACCAATTCCTGAAGTAATTGAAACCGAAAATGTTGTAGAGGTTGGAGAATCATAATATTTCTTCATTTTTGCAGTTCCAGTATATCCATCAAGATTAGATACAGAACCATCAGATTCAGTAGAAACAAAAGTTTCTGAAAAATCTGCTCCTTGAGGAATAGATATATTGATTACTGGGTTAACTGCCATTGTCCTTTTTAATTATTTATTATCTTTTTGAGGTTTCTGCTTCAAGAGTTTTTGTAACTCTGCAGTAGAACCAACAAATAATGCATTATTAACAGTTGTTGGACCCTTAAGGTCTTTTTCCTCACTTACATCTTTTAATTTCTGTTGAAGTGTAAGTAACTTATCTGTTGCATCTGCTACATTCTTGATCAACTGACCAGCAACTTCATATGCTCTTGGCATCTCACTTTCTTGAGCCAATTCCAAAATACCATTGATTGCCTCTTGACCTTTCTCGATGATAGAATACAAATTACCTCTGGTATATTCGTAGTCTTTTTTAATATCTTCGGAACGAGAGGTTATCTTTTCAATCTTTTTTTCCACAACAGTCTCTACTGGTGTAGTCTCTATTTCTGTAGAAGAAACATCGAAAGTTTGATCCAATTCATCATACTTTTTAGTCATAAATTATCCTCAAAAAACATTACCATCGAAACCAAAGTTATCACCGATTTCAATCAGAGAATTATCTGCTGCAGTAATCTTACCAACTTTTGAACCTAGTAGATGGTTCTCAAGTGGGGTTTCATCTTGAGCCCTATCAACGATAAGCTTATTGCCACTCTTGGATTTAATATACATCGACTCTTTGTCGATCATAATATAAGATCTAACTGGAATATTTGTTGCATCGTCAACTTCGATAACACCATCATCAAGATCGACATTTGTTGACAATAGGGTTACAACGTCTCCATCATAATTTTTGGTTGCTCTAGGAGTAACCTGATAAGTAAGATCTCTCTCTGCAGCCCTAGAACCTTTAGAACCGGCAATATAACCAATAGAAACCTTATCAATGATTTCGCTACTAACATCCTTCACAGGACCGTACACGTATGTCTTCGCAGTAAATGTCAGTGTATATACAAGAGCTCTTCTGGTATCAAAATTGCCCTCATAATCATCCTCCATCTGAATGGTATCAAGGTTGACTGGAACATACTTAACTTCATTCAAGTTACCTAAAAACTTGATGGGAAGTGAATATGCGGGTTGGAAGTACGGTAAGATTTGTTCGACAATCTGTAACATATCATCATTCAACTTTGTCATAATCGAAAGCTGAACTGTCATATTATATGGAACTGGAACGTAGGTTCTCTTTATAGAACCATCTGGTGTTTCAGTTACGATTGTTTGTGTTTGAGTTACTTTTCTACTTGGGTCATATTCAAGATTAGTAAATTCAAAAGACATTCTTGGAAGAGTAACCTGAACTGGACGATTCAGATTTGCCTCTTGTTCCATTCTTGCAAGAAACTTTTGAGTGGGCCCATAAGCAAGAGGAACTTGGATGACACTAAAAGTATCATTATCTCCATCTTTATGACGAACCTCTATCCCATTAAAAAGAGTTCCGAATCCAATAATGACGGATCGAAAGACTTCATTGTAAAAATACTCAAACATTATCCTGCTCTATATTATAACTATTTAGATTAAGGCATTCCAAATGGATTGACTTCACTAAAATCAATTAGTTTGTCACCTTCTGTTTCGATAGTATCATTATCTGCAAATGGTGTGACAAAGTCATCTTGATTTTGTATCATTACCGAATACAATGCTCCAGATTCAGTTCCATAAATGGGTTCACCTGAAGTAAATTCGCCAGATACAATACTAATCTCAAGTTCTAAGGTAGAAGAAGTCCATCTATTGACTCTTGCAGTTGTTCCAGAAGTCGAACCAAGTACAATTTCATTGAACAAATATGTTCCTATACCAACTGTTGCACCAACCCCAGTAGTTGGATTATCAACAGTTCCATTAATAGGAAGATCTCCAGTAGTGTAACCAGTACCAGCATGTATTAGATAAGCGTCTGTAACGTTACCAGCAACGTTAATATAACCAATACCAGTGGCTGACGTACCTCCTCCAACTGGTGGAGAAAACGAAATTAGTGGATTGGTCAAATATCCAGAACCACTATTGGCAATAGAAACACTTTGAATAGTTCCATTTCCAAGTCGTGTGGTTGCAGCTGCTCCTGTTCCAGATTTATTGTTCAAGTTTGTGAATGATACCCAAGGAGCAATAGTATATCCACAACCAGAGTTGGACATATAAACTGCAGAGATCTTTCCTCCAGACCCACCTGAGCAATTGACATAATCATTGGTGATAGAAGAAATACCGGCAGTTATAGTTCCACCAGTAGGAGCTGATGAGAAACCTACAAGTGGTTCATGATTGTAGTTATTACCCATATTCTTAATGAATACATCGGTAACACCACCAACAGTACAAATACCTGCTGTTACTGTTGCGGTAGAGCCAGCACCAATCATCTGAAGAGTTTGAATGTAACCATGATCCTGGGTATTGTCATCAATTTCATCTACACCAGTATCAATAACCTCATCTTCGATACGGAACAAACTACAAGTCAGTGTATAAACGTAATTTTTTTGTAATTGGTAGAAAGGTTGTTCATGTTCGACATATTTAATTTCAAATAATCTATCACCAAGAGGAAAATAAATTAAATCACCTTCTTTTGGTCTTGATGTCAGTTTACTATTAGGAATAGATTTTGCTAAAGGTGAAATATAGTTCTCATATCTGTCTTTTGAGATAATAATCTTTAAATCATCATAATTTTGAATACCAAACTTACTCAAAAGTGTTCCTTGACCACCATATCCTTCATAACTGTCAACATACGCCTCAATTGGATAAGAGTTATTAAACTCCGATTCAATAACCTCTTTGATAACCGTGTTTACAGTCACAAACTGTCTGGGCATATAATATACTTCAACACCATACATCCTCAACTGTTCGTTGAT